CTACAAAGAAGCGCAAGCTCCTGACGATTCCTTTCGGTGAGGACCCTGTGGCTTTGGCTACGTCCTATCTCCTTAGCGACGAGGGCCTTGACACCCTCCGCGCCCTCGATACGTTGCTTGAGGAATGACTACTTTCGGGGTAGATTTTTAAACCATGCAGAAATATCTCTCTATCCCCGTCACCGCTACTGGTGAAACCAGTCAGCTAATCGCCGTTAAAGGCATCCTTCTTATTAGTCAGGCCACTACCACTACGGTGACTATCAATTATGACTCTGCTACTACCGCAGATGTAATTACCCTTACCCATACGGCTATGCCTGCTGACGACGTTAGCGTTAGGGACCGTATTCAGAATTCAGTAGTTAGCGTATTGGCTACTGCTTGGCAACACCCTAGTTTAGACGTGTCCCTTTCGGGATTGGTCTCTGCTGCTACTGGAACAGTTTCTATCACGGGTATTGCCCTCTCATAAGCGTATCACTTACTACTAGAGAAAGCCACCTTCGGGTGGCTTTTTCGTTTGGCGCTATCTTAGAGGAATGATTGATTCAGTCCGTCAAACCGTATTGTCGATTCTCAATAAGAACAACTACGGTTACGTCTCCCCTTCTGACTTCAACCTGTTCGCTAAGCAGGCGCAGCTAGAGATTTTCGAGGGGTATTTTAATGAGCTCAATAAGGCTATCAACGCAGAGAACGCTCGCATGTCTGGTACTGACTATGCGAATATGACCAAGGGGCTCAATGAGGATATCGATGTCTTCTCCGTGTCTAAGCCTTTGGACTTTGAATCTGGCAACCGCTTCTTCACGCCGAGCATAGCTACCACCGGTGACGACTACTACCTTCTCAATAAGGTCTTGGTCTTAAACNCTGAGGCAGAGCCCGTTACGCACAGCCGCATCACCATGCTGGCTAACTCAAACCTGACGGCACCGTCGGCTCAGTACCCTGCCTATACCATCGATAACCCCGCTGCCGGTCAGGTCATCACTCTCTACCCTACCGGCACTACCTACGCTCAAGGCGATGTCCAGTGCCAATATGTGCGGTACCCCCTCGACCCGAAGTGGACGTACATCACGCTGGCTAACGGAGAGCCTGTATTCAATCAGTCGTCTACTGACTACCAAGACTTTGAGGTACCCATCGATGATGAGACCCGGTTGGTATATAAGATATTGCAGATGGCTGGCATGAGTATCCGCGAGGGCGACATCTTCCAGTACGCTAACGCTGAAGAAATCCAGAACGAACAGTAATGGCATATATCACAGACTACCAGTACTACGAGAACGGCGGTGCTGCACCAGAAAATGCCAACTGGGGCAGCTACCAGTACGTCTCTCTAGAAGATATTGTCAACAACTTCTTGTTGATGTACAATGGCAACCACTCCCTTGTTAATAACGAGGAGCGGTACAAGATTCTATTCCATGCCAAGCGTGCTATCCAAGAGTTGAACTACGACTCTTTGAAAGAGATTAAGATTCTCGAGCTCAGCGTTTGTGACAGCTTGCGCTTCGTCCTCCCTCCCGACTATGTCAACTGGGTTCGCATCTCCTTGTATAAGAACGGTGTCTTGCGTCCTTTGACGGAGAATATCCAAACGAACTGGAGCTCAGCGTATCTCCAAGACAACAACTGCCGCATCCTCTTCGATGAGACGGGAGCTATCCTACGCCCTCAAGACTCTACCATCGATTACGATAGGATTACGGGAACCAAGCAAAGCATCTACCTCAACGGCAACAGTCAGTTCGACGGGCAGCCGGGNTACTGCTGCGATGGCCTTTGGTATTTCGACTACAATATCGGGGCCCGCTACGGATTGAATACCGAGACAGCCAATGCCAACCCTACGTTCAGCATCAACAAGAAGGGTGGCGTCATCAATTTCAGCAGCCAGATGGCTGACGAGCTGTGTATCCTTGAGTACGTCAGCGACGGTATGGAGGGCGGCAACAACGCTGAGATTAGCGTGAACAAGATGTTCGAGGAATATGTCTACGCATATATCCANTATGCTATCCTCGATGCTAAGTTGGGTGTGCAGGAATATATCGTGGGTCGGGCGAGAAAGAAAAAGAACGCGCTCTTGCGCAACGCGAAGCTTCGCGTCAGCAACATCCACCCCGGTCGCTTGCTGATGAATATGCGTGGTCGCGATAAGTGGATTAAGTAATGGCAAACCTCGTACGGAACTTCATTAAGGGGCGCATGAACAAGAGCGTCGACGAGCGCCTTGTCCCCAACGGAGAGTATATCGACGCGCAGAATATCCGCATGGGGTCCACCGAGGACTCGGAGATAGGGGCTATAGAAAACACCAAGGGGAATACGCAGCTTACGACGTTGGTATACCCACCTACGGGCACGGCCTTGAGCGCCAATGCCACCTGCTTGGGGGCGTATAGCGATGGTGCCAACGAGTCCATGTACTGGTTCGTCCATGACCCTTCGTTTGTTGACGGCGGTTATGCTGGCGTCCTCGACCTCATCGTCTCGTACAATATGCGCAACGACTTGCTGACGTACCATGTGGTCAGCACAAGCGCATTGAACTTCGACCCTCAGTATCTTATTACGGGCATTGACTTGGTTGATGACCTGCTGTTCTTTACCGACGACATCAACCCCCCTCGCCGTATCAATGTCGGTCAGGCTTACCCCCAGCCTGTAGCTTTTGCTGACAGCGGACTTCTGTATGAAGACATCCTCGTCATCAAGCGCCCACCTTTACAAGCCCCTTTGGTAACGCCTGTGGCGGTGGTGTCTCGCGAGGACTACATGGAGGACCGGTTCCTGTGCTTTGGCTACCGTTGGGAGTATGCCAACAACGAGTACTCGGCCACGTCACAGTTTAGTGCTCCCATCTTCGAGAGCGAGCCATTCGCTTTCACCACCGAGTCGTACCTCAACGAGGGTATGGTCAACTCCGTTCAGGTGTGCGATGTGACAGTACGCACGGGAAGCTCTATAGTCAAGGGTATCGACATCCTGTTCAAGGAGATGGATGACAATATCATCCGCGTCATTGAGAAGGTAGATAAGGCTGACTCTGCTTTGGCGGACAACTCCGACTATACCATCCAGTTTAGCAAGCAGAAGATTTTCACCATCCTCCCTGAGAGCGAGATNCTGCGGCTGTATGACAACGTGCCTAGGCTGGCTAAGGCACAGACCTTGATGGGCAATAGGATTGTCTATGGCAACTACCTCGAGGGGTACGATATGCGCAACCTGAACGGGCTTAACGTCAAGCTTGGGTTCAATGCTTCCCTTGTTCGTTCGCCTTTGGATAGCCCCGATGGCGTCAGCCCTGTAACGCCTTCGGCTCCGAGCCTCCACAGCAACCGCGTTTATGAGATTGGTATCGTCTATATGGACGAATATGGCCGGTCTAGTACGGCCCTTGTAGCCCCCAATAATAAGGTAGAGATTGACTGCGGTCAGTCTATTTTCCAAAACCAGATACGGGTTACGATACCGTCCCTTATGCTGGCTCCAGCTTGGGCTGCGCGATACAAGTTTGTCATCAAGCCCGATAGCGAGAACTACGAGACCATCTATACCAATCAAAACTTTGAGTACCCTGCCGACTCAGGAGAGGTGTATTTCCTGCTCGAAGGGGAGAACGCAGCCAAGGTTGAAGAGGGAGACAGGTATATCGTAAAGAGCGATACGTCTGGTGCCGTTACGTCTTGTACTTACGCTACCGTATTGGAGAAGAAGTCTTTCGCCGAGGGCGAGCTAGACGANACGGNCGNNNACCCCTGTNCCAGCTATTNNNGGTACNTATATGAAGATGAAGCCNNNNTTCACTTANGGCCTTCCNNCNGNANTNGAAAANNTNNNCCCCGGAGAGCAGTCTGCCGGAACCAACGGTGGTGATGACCAGCGCACAGAGGGAGGAGCGCAAGTAGCGGGCNANTATCCATATTTGGTTTACACCGGTTTTGATTTGGACGACATCAAGACTGGTACGCGGATTAGGCTCACCATAAGCTTTACTCGTCAGGGTCGCGGAGATGC